CAACCCAGAACTCTCTGCATGGCTTGGACATCATTGAAGATTAGTCAAATCACATATCTCCCATTTGGCTATTTTCTCTTTAACACCACCAGGACATAACTTAGTCAGACATCTCTGGGTGATACTAATACTAGTAGGTGTGTTTTAGTCTGATACCAAATATTTTACGAGAGAGACATAAGCTGGTCAGCCTTGCGGTGCTTATTCCTTAACTATAGTCTAGGCATTCATATGACTCTCTCTATCCATTGATCGCTGGAATATTTTAACAAGATGTAGGGAAGCCAATCCTATAAAACCTGCAATGTCTTACCATTGATGTGTACTGTTGTGCTGTTGGTATCCAACATACACGCAACCAAATAAGGCTTACGCTGGTCATCTCTATTGAGCTTGCGCTTGTACTCGTCAGTACGCCCAAGTATCATATTCGTGAAGAAGCTTCTTTAGTTCTCCACATTTCAATTCTTATTTTTGCTAGATCATACAATCTACGCATCTTTGAAAACCTAGCTTTAGCATAAGATAGATTCTCAATATGTACTCTGTAAGCAGTATCAGCATGAGCTGTTCTTTTCTTAGCAGCTTCACTACCTTCTGCCATACTAGCTAGATTATCTACTAGATGCTTAGTATAGTTATCTAAAAGATCAGATGCTTCTTCATACTCAGCAAGAGTATCAAGATTGTTAGCCATAAAGTTATATGCTTTCTCAGCAGATGCTTCATCTAATGAAGTCTCTTTGGAAAACTTAATATCTTTTTCTGATCTTTCAAAATCAGCTGGATTATAATTCATAGTATACCTCCTTGTTTTTCTATATATCCTGGTTTACGAATACAGGATGTAACAATTGTAGTTCCTTCATCTTTTGCAAAATACTGAATAAATTTTTGTCTAGCCAAATCAGCAGTGTGTGCTTTTACAGTAGCATCTACAACTCTATTTTTACCGTTTTTATCAGTATGCTCACCTATACAGTGATAGGTCTTTGGAGCATTAGCCAAATAATCATTTAGCTTTAGCTTTGCTTCCATTATATCTAGTTTACTCAATGTAATACCCTTTCATCATCTTGTAATAAATAATTCCATAAATTATCTTGTACTTCGCCAGTAGCAAATAAAGATACTTTTAGTTTATCTCTATTAGTAATTTCATAAATAGTTGTCCTGGCATCACCAGCTTTGTTATGTGATGATATAATAATACACTCTGCCTTTTTACGTTGTTTTGGTTTTTTTACTTTACCCTCACTAACAAAACTATATGTACTGATACTTTTACGTTTTAATATTTTAAATAGATTTACAGCCTCATCTTTCAGTTCCTTGTCAAATAACTTAGTAAATGAAGCTGTACCTCTAGTATGCCCTACAAGAATAGTTGCTACATGACCATCTCTGCGAAAATTCTCAATCGCTACTTCGCAAACATTTTCATGATATGCATCAAAAAATGCAGAATCTAATTCATTAATAGTGATGTCAGAAAGGTATTCTTTGTCCTTCTTCGTCATATTCTGCACTTACCTCTGCATCTTCCATTGTACTAGCTGAGTATAAATTTACAGCTTGTTTTACATATTTAACCTTGTCAGTCCATTTCATGTCCTTGTCAAGCATAGCATCATTAACTGCTCTTACTCGAACCATATCACCTGAACGAATTTGATCTGAAATAGCAGATGTAATCTTTTTAGAAGATGGTGTATCTTGATTAAGGTTATCATCAGCAAGAGCTTCAAGACCTTCAGCAACCTTTAGTTGTTTAGCTGTGTAGGTTTTACCATTCTTACTGTAGCCCTCAAACTCAATCCATTCACCTTCTTTGAGTGAATCCATTGGTTTAGTGCCATCTGATAGTAATCCATTGTTCCAATAGACTACGATATCATTGTCATTCATTTTAGCAGGAATCCAGAATTTGATCTGATCACCTTCTGAGTAATCCCTTGCGTCTTTCTTTAGTTGTGCTTGGTATGCCATATGTCCTCCTTTGTTAAGCTTTAGACCAATACCTGTCAGCGATTGTTTTAGTGTCTTCATCCCATTTGTATCCTTCTGTGTTGAGTATATGATGTTTCATGAATGTCCTGGCATCTTTGAATAACTCATTGTTTTTTTCGATTGTATTGAATACTTCAATCATGAACTCACCCTCCCTCTTTACGATATCATCTGGTATTCCAAAGATAGCACATTTCTTATCTGTTGCATATAATAATGCTACATTTTTACCAGATAACAAGCCATATAATGATACTTGTCTTATATGAGCTATCTTAGTTTTAAATGGATCAGTTGGAAATTGTTGTGTTGCTTTTGTATCTACTATGAGATCTTCATACTCAAAATCTGGTACATAAGTTATCTTGTGTTTAAGATTAGGATATTCAACAATCTTTTTCTCATTGTATGATATTAGTTCTTTGTCTAGATTGTATAAAATATCTATGAAGTTATTAGCAATTGGACCAACCTTTTCCATCTGTTTAGGTATAACACCCTGATCTTCTTTAAGTAAATCTTCACAGATTACTTTAAATTGTTCAGTTGCTATATCTTGTACATATTCGTTTCTTTTATCACTTTGAACATTTTTCAAAAGAAGTCCGTTATAAGCTGCAAACTCAGCTACTGTACCCATAGCCATACTGTAATTCTGTTTAGACTCTACACCAAAATAGTTACGCATTAACCATAATGAGGGATTCTCTATATAATCAACACCTCTTGATGCACTATGTCTATAGTCATCACTAAGAATAGGTTTGTTTAATTTCATATTTACTCACTTTCAATAAATCATATTCGTTGCATATGTACAACAAATCATTCATATTTAATTAATGAAACCAGAGGATAAGAGGGATATTCAGCCAGTACTGAAGCAAGGTAGCTATGTAATGGTTATGAATCTAAGAGAATGCTCTCTTGATACTCTGCGCAATCGTAATTTAATTACCTCTATTCAATACTCTGCTGGTATAAAATATAGGAAACTCCATGAAATATCCCAATTAGGTAGTAAAGTAGCTAATCTCTCTGAAAGAATAGATGGAAATGGTTCAGCTGGTAATATTGCTGATCATAAGCTAGATGCTATGGAGGCTCTAGCTAGATGTCATACCGCTGTAGGTCCTACATCAGCAGATGTACTAGATCTAGTATGTGGTAAAGGATACAGCATATCTGATCTAAATCGTATTATGAAGTGGTCTAAAAACTATGGTGGACATAGACTAAGAGAAGCACTCGGAGAAGCAGCTGTTCATTTCGGACTAGTCAGCAAGGGAAATACTATTCGTGGCTAAAAAGCGTAGAATAGATAAATCTCTGTTTGACCCTTCGATTGAAAAACGCCATCGGAGCAGTAAACACTTAGAATATGTCCGTGAACACCCTTGTTGTGTCTGTAAGACCGATCAGGATATTCACGCACACCACATCATGTATGCCCAAAAACGAGGTCTTGGACAGAAAGTATGTGACTCTTATACAGTGCCTTTATGTGTGTATCACCATATGGAACTGCATCAACAATATGGCAATGAACGTAAATTTTGGCTAAACTATTGTTTAGAACCGATTATTTATTCTCAAATATTATGGAAAACTACTTGCAAATGACTCCCAACTCAAGTTATAACTTAAATTACACTAGAATAGGTGTATCTAAATGAAACTTCCCATGAAAATCAGAGTCGGTTATAGAACCATTAGCATTGAATATGCTAGTCCTGATTTTAAAAGAGATAATATGACTGATTCATTTGGTCAGTATCTTGATCGTGAGAATAAAATAGAGATACAACCAGGTCTTTCTCCAAAAGAGGAAGCAAACACAGTATTGCATGAAATCATGCATTGTGTTTTCAAAACAATAGGCGAAGTCAATGAAGGTATGGCTTTGTCTAATGATACTACAGAGGAAAGAGTTGTGTTGAATACAACAAACATACTCCAACCCCTGCTGTTCATGGATAACCCTGAACTGTTAGTCTACCTCACGAAATCTGTTCGTAAGTGATTTTAGATCATCTACTATATCTTGTAGGTCTAGTTTTAGTTTCTTGTAAGATCTAGCAAAGATCCAACCTACAATAAAACCAAGTAAAAACTCAAACATTATGATTTATCCTCCAATTGTAATGGTTTATATCCTATGTCAATACCAGCACCTTTTTGTAATGTTGCTGATATCATATTCATAAGCTGTTCTGATTGACTACCAGCAGACCAGATCATATCTTGAGCTTGTTGGTGAGCCTGATCAAGAGCTAATAACTCTTTACCTTCATCAGTATTCTTATACTCTCTATCAACCATTAAACCACAAAGCTCTTTAAGTTTTCTTACAACTTCATCATGTGAACGAATGTCGTAACAACTTATATTTTCTGCTTCACACATTCTTTGAACAACTTTAATTAGTTCTTCTTTAACTTTGAGGTAAGCTTTTTCTTTCGTATAGTAATCATTAAGTAATGTATTGATCCCAATAGTCTTCAGGTATTTCGGATACATCTTCGTAATCATTTGTTCCTTTTTCCTGGACTCTTTGAGTTCCAATACTCTCTTGGCGTTGTAAACTTGATCGTTTACTCTCTGCAAGAAGTATTGTCTTTGACTTTCTGACATCTTTGACATTTTTATATCCTTTCTTTTTTAAGATTTTATCTACACCACGAGCTGCCATAAAGCTCTCACGGTATAATTTTTTTATTAGTTTTAATTGTTCGACTGATCTTGAATTATAATACTTATAGTGTGCAGGACTCTTTTGTTGAGTAGGTACACTATGTCTTTTAGTCCAAAATCTAATCACATGAGCTGGTTCTTCCAACTCAATTGATAACATTGGTACAGTTTTAAACCTCATAATTATTACCTTTCACTGGGCAGGAAACATGAACAAACGAAAAAACCTACCCAGCTATTCCTTTACGGAATCTTGTTCTTCATCAGGATACTTACCTTTATCCATATCCTGACATAGCTTGATCATTTGATCTAAAAAGTTTTGAAACCCTTTAGGATTCATTTCATTATAGTTTTTATCGCATACTCGATAAATGTAAGTCGCTAAAGATTCATCATCTTTTTTCTGCATTTCAGTCATAATTTATTCCTTATCTAATCTATATTGATACCAGATATCACTTACTTGATCTCTTAGTATTTCTATTTCTTTTGAACACCAGTTGGTGCTATAATTTTTATGATCTATATGAAGATCTAATGTTATCACAAGTAACACCGCTGTAATTAACAATGTATTAAAGAGGTGTAAGTATAAAAAACTTTTCATATTTGACTCCTGACATAAGTTCTTGCTCTTGATTCAACATATCAGCAATAGTTTGTAGTTTGTCTTTGTCGTAAGAAGATTGTATAATTCTTCGATTACCCTCAGAACACAAACTATACATTTTTACAGTTGCTGTTTCATCTGGAGGTAGACTCTTTTTCATAAGCTCTACAACTTTTTTACCACCAGCAGTCATACCATACCTCCTTACCTTCTTCGATCCACTGAAGTGCATCTTCACAAAACTTAAGGTCGTACTCTTTGTATTCTTTCATTGATTCTTCTTGGAACTGATGCCCCCAAAAGAAACCACCATCACAAAATGGTAAGTTGTCATCTTTGATTGCTTTCTGTAATTCAAGAATATCTTCCTTATCAAGTACAAGTTTCTTGCAATTAAAGTCACCAGTATCATCAGGATGTTTTTTACAATACAACTCGTGCATAAATTCTTGTAGTCTAGCGTGTTTACGCCAGTCATACACATCTATTTTATTGTAACCTGCTCGTTGATCTAAACCCATAGGATCCTCCTTTGTATTTGTGACACGCATCAAATACTCTTTGCCATACATCAAATGGTGTTTCACTCCATGGTGTACCTCCAAAGCTATTTTGAATTGTCTCTATTGTTTCATTTTCTAATACGCCCATAACCATATTTGCATACGGTATGTCTGACATATCTATGTTCGATTTTGGTTCATAACCCTCATATTTACTCAATATGTTCATAATTATTTCCTTTCACTAATGGGTTCTGGATCAACAACAGCTGCGTCTCCTACTATGTTGGCTACTCTCGCTACCCTCCCCTGGTTCGACAACCAGTCAATGAAGTAGTGAGATGCAGTTGGATTAACACCATTGTCATCTTTAAATCGACCTTCTTCGTCTATGTACATTTCGTAGTCTTTACCACCTACTCTACAACCTGTAATCTCAATCATGTTGCAGCCAAGTAGTTTGTACATATCTTTGAAGTTTGGTCCGTCTTCACCCTGTACAATGTGTTCTTTTATTTCACCATGTACAGGTACAATTGTTACTCTATAGTTATTCATATTATCTCCTGAATTTAACTTTGTTAGAACTGCCCCAATTGTAGAGTCTCTCAATAGCATCAACATAATCAAGAGTATTCACACAATGGTACAGCTTGTTTCTATTCAATGAAAGTTTCTTGATAAACTTCTTGAATGTAAACTGCTCATCTTTGAATAATAAAAGCATTGCCATAATAAACTTTTGCTTTTTATAACCTTCATAGTATTGACCAATCTCTGCAATCATCTTTGCTTGTTTAGTAGCTACAGCAAATTGACCTGGTGGTATATCAAACTTACCATTCTTGAAGTCACCTGTAGTGTTTTGAGATTTGTTATCCGTCAACATTGCAAGACATACAGCATTTGATAGTTTAGTTTGTTTTTTGAATACATTGAATTGTGTGTATGGTCCAATGTTACCGTCTTTTCGTGTCTCTAAAGCTACATAAGATGCTAAATAATCATCAAACGACCAGTTCTTGTTGTTCTGGTTCATTGTTCTGATTGTATCAAGTGACTCTGATGCCACTCTATAGAAGATTGGTAAACCCAAAGCTTTGATTGCTGTGAATCTATGTTGACCATCACATATTTCCATTTTCTTGTTAACTGTGATTGGAGTCTTAATAAACTCTTTAGACATAGATCGTCTCAACTTGTTGACATGACCAATATCAATAGGTCTGTTGCCAAACTTTAACTTGAACAATCCATAGTTAGTTGTTTTATATATTCGGTTCTCGTCCATTATTTTGGTCCTCCCATTCTTGTTTCATTGTTTGATAGTCCGTGTTGATTAGTTTACATGCTTTCTCTATGTCCTCATCTACTTTGCTCTCATCACCGTCTACTTGTCCTGCAAGTATACCGTTCCTAAGATCAAACAGATATGTTATCTCTCTACGGATATCATTGGCTTCCATTAGATCAGTTGCTTTATCCATCTCTTTCCAATACTTTACAATTATTTGTTCGATACGGTTAAAGCCTTGTTCTTTTGACATTTCACCATCGTGAACCTTGTCAATAACCTTAGTGATTTGATTTATTTCCATACGCTACCTCCTTGAAAATATTATCATAATTGTAGGGGGGAGGGAAGTTTAACCTTCATTTATTTCCAGTACCCTCCCCAACCTAGCTATTTATTGCTTGGGCGTGGTGCTTCAACAATACTGATATCAACACTTGGATCAGCAACGAATGACTCCATGCTTTCCAAAGTTATTGATTCACCTGGCATTACCTTGGTGAAGTTTATAGTCTGTATGACTTTGAACTGTTGACCAGTTTTCTCATACGGTACTACTGCTTCCCCATTGGCATCTCTTTTCCAGATGTTCTGTACATACCCTTTCAGGTACATACTAGCTTGTTTACTCGTGTCTATTGGCATACTAACCTCCTTATTTTACACGGTTTACGATATCTTGAAGCTTCTTGTGCTTCATAGCTATCACTTGTTCTAGCTTTGTTATCTTGTCCTGCGCTTTAGCATACTGCTCTAGTGCTTCATCAAGAGATGGTTCCCCATCAGCTAGTGCTTTTGCTTTCCTGACCATTCGATCAATCAGCAAAAAACTACTCATAGCTCTCATTATTCTAAACATATGTACTCCTTTCACTTTATTTTTTCACCCTATGGATAGGATCTGGACTTCAAAAAAAAATTAACCAGCCAGAGCCGAAGCCCTGACTGGCTTATTGTAGTTACTGTTTTACCACGAAGGCTTTACCATTTTGGTATACTTTTTCTTTCGCTACAATAGATCCTTTGTCCAACTCTTTCTCAATATTGTCCAGAGTAGACCGAGCTTGATCCATTTTCTCGTAGGCAACTTTCGTAAATAGATCAGCTTGTTCAACAGGTTTAGCTGCATTGGCAAGTTTCTCAACATTACCAGTGACATGATAACCATAAGCCTGTCTTTCTTCCTGAAATGTATTACGATAACCATCAAGTTCTTTTGGCATATTGTCATGAGCCATCTCAAAAAACTTGAAGTATTCTTGAGTCATGGACTGTTTCATGATCTTCATTTGTTTAGCAGACCTACCATACTTAGATTGAGGACTGATATACAGAAGACATTGTGTGTGAGTTACACCAAAGTTAACCCACAACAGAGACATCAAACCAAGAGCTTGTTGCTCATACCAATCTCGTTGTTGCTGTAATTCTTCAACATCAGATTGCTTTGGTCGATTGTCATCGAGTCCATAAGTACCTTCAGTATCATCTTCTCTGACTTCTCTGATATCATCAACCATGTT